TACACAAAATAGAGAAAGAATTCCTGAATTATTTCAAGCAAAAACTAAAATTTCAGAAAATATTCAAAAAGATATAGGTTTATTTAAACGTTCTGAATTAGATCCTGCTTTTGCTCAAGAGGAAAAAATAAATATTCCATTAGAAAAAATAAAAAAACCTGTTGAAACAGTTCCAGAAGAATTACCAAGTGAATATAAAGTTTCAGCTGCAGAAGGTGGTTATATAGATTACATTAGAGAATATAATAGATACGCAAGCGGAGGAAGAATTCATTTAGGTGAAGGAGGAGGTGGTCCTAAATTGTCTAGAAGGGGCTTCTTAGGATTTTTAGCTGGAGCTGCTGCATCTCCATTTGTTATTAAAGCAATGAAAGGTAAAAAACTTTTATCGGGTGCAAAAGTTGCAACTAAAGTTTTACCAAAAGTAGCAGGCATGCCAGATTGGTTTAATCCACTTGTTACTAGAATAATGAATGAAGGAGTTGATATATCCCCTAAAGCTGAAAGAGTTGAAGACATAGTAAAAGTTAAAAAATTAGAATTTCCTATGCCAGAAGAGGGCACTACAAAATTTAGAAAATCAGGAATCGGATTTGAAAAAAAAAATATAGAAACAATTACAATGACAGAGTATCCAGACGGAAGAATTGAAATAGAAGCAGATGTTTTTGGAGGTTCTTTTGATGCACCTTTTAGTTTAAATTATAGACCACCTAAAACAGATATTAATGTAGAAACAGGAGAACCAGTAAAATATCCAGGTGATTTTTCTGTAGTAGAACAAAGACCAAAACCAGATTACGGTGATCCAGGTAATTTTGAAATTGATTATGAAGTTATGTCAGTTGATGATACAATAAGTGATCTTGAAAAACTTGAAAAAATTGGAACAGGAAAAAGAATACATCCAAAAAGAGTTGAACAAAGAACTGGAGCAAGAAAATTTGTAGAAGATAATCCTTCAGAGGATATTGTAAATAGATATGGTGATTCAGAAATTGAATATGACCGAATGAAAGATGAAGGGTTATTTAATGAAACAGAGTAAAAAACTAACCACAACAATACCACCATTACGAGGGCCTAATCCACAAGGCTTGAATATAGGCTATAATACTGTTACAACAATAAAATCGGAGAAAATAATAAATGGCAGAAGTAGAAAAACCAATTCCAACAATAAGTAGACCTTTGACTCCTGAACAGGAGACTGAAGTTTTGTTGAGCGAAACAGAACAAATGCCTACATCACCAACAGAGGTGACTGAAAATGAAGATGGTAGTGTAGATATAAATTTCGACCCAACAAAAGATTTATCAGGTCAAACAGATTTTAATGCAAACCTTGCAGAAGTTTTAGAGGAAGATGTTCTTAATTCAATTGGTTCAGAACTATATCAAGATACACAATCTTACAAAGATTCAAGAGCAGATTGGGAAAAAGCCTACACACAAGGTTTAGATTTATTAGGATTTAAGTATGAGCAAAGAACAGAACCTTTTCAAGGAGCATCGAGTGCCACGCATCCTGTTCTTGCAGAAGCAGTCACACAGTTTCAAGCTTTAGCTTACAAAGAATTGCTTCCCGCGGGCGGGCCCGTGCGAACACAAGTTGTTGGATTAGATACACCAGAAATTCAGAATCAAGCAGATCGTGTTGCTGAATTTATGAACTATCAAGTTATGGATGTTATGAAAGAGTATGAACCAGAATTTGATCAGATGTTATTTTATTTACCACTATCAGGATCTACATTTAAAAAAGTTTATTACGATGAATTATTAGGTCGAGCTGTTTCTAAATTTATTCAAGCTCAAGATATTATTGTTCCTTATTCAGCATCCTCTTTAGAAGATGCAGATGCAGTTATTCATGTAGTTAGAGTATCTGAAAATGAATTAAGAAAACAACAAGTTGCAGGTTTTTATAGAGATATAGAATTATTGCCATCCGATGAATTAACACAAGACGATAGTATTCGATCTAAAGAAAAACAATTAGAAGGTGTGACCATGAGTGGTCAGAACGATGATGTTTTTACATTATTAGAATGCCACGTTAATTTAGATATAGAAGGATTTGAAGACAAAGATGAAAATGGTGAACCTACCGGAATCAAACTTCCTTACATTGTAACTATTGAAGAAGGATCTAGAGAAGTTTTATCTATTAGAAGAAACTATGCAGAGTTAGATCCTAAGAAAAAAAAGATTCAATATTTTGTACACTTTAAATTTTTACCAGGATTTGGTTTCTATGGTAATGGTTTAATTCAAATGATTGGTGGTTTATCTAGAACTGCAACTCAAGCATTAAGACAATTATTAGATGCAGGAACTCTATCTAATTTACCAGCAGGATTTAAACAAAGAGGAATTAGAATTAGAGATGATGCACAATCTATTCAACCTGGAGAATTTAGAGATGTAGATGCACCTGGTGGAAATTTAAGAGATGCATTTATGCCTTTGCCTTATAAGGAACCTTCACAAACTTTATTAGCACTAATGGGAGTAGTGGTTCAAGCAGGTCAACGATTTGCATCTATTGCTGATATGCAAGTAGGGGATGGGAATCAGCAAGCAGCAGTGGGCACGACCGTGGCTTTGCTGGAAAGAGGTTCACGTATAATGTCTGCAATTCATAAAAGAGTATACTCTTCTATGAAGGAAGAATTTAAATTACTAGCAAACGTATTTAAATTATATTTACCACCTGAATATCCTTACGATATAGTAGGAGGACAAAGACAAATTAAACAAACAGACTTTGATGATAAGGTAGATATCATTCCAGTTGCAGATCCAAACATATTTTCACAAACTCAAAGAATATCTATTGCACAAACTGAATTACAACTTGCAATGTCTAATCCACAGATTCATGACATGTATCAAGTTTACAGAACTATGTACGCTGCATTAGGAATAAAAGATGTAGATAGAATTTTATTAAAACCAGATCAACCCACACCAAAGGACCCTGCACTAGAACACATTGATGCTCTTGCAGGGAAACCATTCCAAGCGTTTCCGGCACAGAATCATAGAGCACACATCGTTGCGCATTTAAGTTTTATGTCAACTAATCTTGCAAAGAATGCACCAGTCGTTATGGCTGCATTAGAGAAAAATATTTTTGAACACATATCTTTGATGGGTCAAGAACAAGTTGAACTTGAATTTAGAAGTGAAATTGGTCAAATTGCACAGATGAGTCAAAATCCTCAGATGCAACAGAACCCTCAAATGCAAGCTCAATTACAAAACATGCAAACACAGATTGAAGCTAGAAAAGCAAACATCATTGCCGAAGCAATGGAAGAATTTATGTCAGAGGAAAACAAAATTACGTCTCTTATCGATAATGATCCTGTTGCAGCATTAAGATCACGAGAGTTAGACCTTAGAGCACAAGAAAACGCTGCTAAAGAACAAGAAAATAAAGAAAGAATCAATCTTGATAAGATGAAAACTATGATGAATCAATCTACAGATGATAGAAAATTAAGACAAAACGAAGAATTGGCTAGATTAAGAGCTAATACATCGTTAGAAAAGACTGTTTTAAGTGCTAAACTTAAAAATAGATTTCCAAATCAATAAAATAGGAGTATAAAATGGCTATGAAAAAGAAAAACACAAAAATTGGTCAATCAAAAGAAGTAGATCATTCTAAATTTACCGATAAAGATGGATATTTAGTTGGAGGAGTTGAAATAGAGATGTCAAATCCACAAGAAACTCAAGTTGAAGTAGTTCAAGGTCAAAGAAATATTCTTCCAGAGAAAAAAAGATCAGCAAAGTGGTATTAAACCATGATTCAAATGATTATTACAATCTAGTACAGAAGAATTAAAAGCGGCAGCAGCTATAGTTGAAGCTGAAGCTAAAGCTGGCTGGTTTACAGCTAGTTGGAGACCACTTTTAATGTATGTGTTAATATTCATATTGGTCTGGAATTATATTCTTGGACCTGTTATAAAATTAATGCTAGGAACAGTTATTACATTTGAACTTCCAGGAGACGTTTGGACACTTCTTCAAATTGGCCTCGGGGGATATGTAGTAGGACGATCCGGTGAATCTATCGCACGAACGATGGCAAATAAAACAATAACAAAGGAATAAAAATGAGAAACGATTACGGTGTAAGACCAAGAGCAAAATTAATGAAAGGTGGAAAAGCAAAAGGTAAAAAAGGTTTTCCTGATTTAACTGGTGATGGTAAAGTTACTTTTAAAGATATTTTAAAAGGTAGAGGTGTCATTAAGAAAAAAGGTGGCATGATTAAAAAAGGTAAAAAATAATGGCTGGATTTGGAATTCAAAAAAGAGGCACTTCACCTCTTCTTGTAAAAAGAAAAGGATTTGTTTCAGGAGGAGATGTTAATGAAGCATCAGATCCTATAGAAAAACGTGCAAAACCATTATCCTCTTTAGAAGAAAAAAAACCTAAAACTTTTACTGAAGATGTTAAAGATGGAGTAAAAAAACTTGTTAAAGCACCTTCAGAAATTACAAAGGATGTTGTAAAAACTGTTGAAAAAGTAAAACAAAAAATAAATGAAGATCCAGGAATAATGGGTACAGGAGATAGAAACACGTGAAGAAATGAAAAAAGGCGGTTCAGTGAAAAAAGGTATTCTTATTATTATAGGAACTAAAGATAAAAAATCTAAGTCAATGAAAAAAGGTGGCATGATTAAAAAAGGCATGCATAAAATGCCAAACAGTAAAATAATGAAAAACTCCGATATGAAAAAAGGAATGAAAAAATAATGGCTAAACTTTGCCCAAGAGGAAAAGCTGCTGCAAAAGCAAAATTTAAAGTGTACCCGAGCGCGTACGCGAACATGTACGCGGGAGCAGTTTGTTCTGGTAAAATAGTTCCAGGTGGACGTAAAAAGAAAATGGGTGGTGGTAGTATTTCTCAAGAGAGAAAAATGGTTTCTAATTACAAACAAGGCGGCGTTGCAAAAGGTTGCGGCGGCGTAATGGAAAACAGA